ATGTTAGCTATAATTACATTGGTACTTAAATCAAGCTCTGAATTACCTGTCCAGGTGCTGTAGGTAAAGCTAACATTATAGTCTTTAAAATCGTTAAATGATTGATTGACTAGACCTAAATCTGGAACAATGAGCAGGCATTTAAAGTTTTTATTTTGGTGATAGATGTTTTCTAAGATAGAAGACATAATAAGAGTCTTGCCACCAGCAGTAGCGAGCTCAATAATACCAAAACCAAATTTTAAAGCTGCATGAACAACCTCAATTTGATAATCACGCAAATCAAGACGCAATTTCTTATCAAGACATTCTAACTTTAGCTTGGGTGAGAATAGCTTTTTAAAGCTCTCTGTTAAAACTATTTCAGTCGTATCTTCACTAGTTTGGGCGTACTTTTGCAGAACAGTATAAAAATGAGGTTCTATTCTCCCTGTAGGTGTAATAACATATGTTCTCTCTGGCGCAAAGAAACCTCTTTTGCGAGCAAAAACAGCAGACTTATTCTTTACAGAGAAGTGTTCTCTTACTGCTTTAAAGTCTCCGCTTAAAGAGGCAGTATTGCGTCTGTTATCAACATCAATTGTTAAGGTCGTCATGTAGTTTCTAGTTTCATTATCTCGACGATGTTCTTTATATCATAAGTTATTGACAATAGAACTTTCTCTACTTTTTCGAGATATTCAATTATAAGCGTATTATAATATATTTGATTGTTTAAGTCCACAATCTTTTCATTGCTATCCATTGCTTTTTCTACTTTTGAAAAGTCTAAACTAACTGGTGAGGCTTTTGCAGCAGCATGTGCTAATTCAGCACGCAGTTTCTCTTTTTGAGTCTTTAACTTGTTAGCATAGATTTTATGTCTGATAAGTCTACCTACAAACAAATGCTTAAATGCTGGTAGCTGTAACTGTTTTTCTTTAACGGTAAACTCGTTTATAACACAGAAGTCTGTAAGCTCTTTGCTATATTGTTCAAGTACCTTTTCGTCTGCCACCATACTCATAAAGGAATTATATATGATAAAAAACAAAAAGCAAATAAATAGTTATATGCTTTCATACGCCAATAGATTCTTTTCAGAGATGAACCTTGCTGGAGGTGTTAATTCCTCGTTCGGTAATGCCTATGCTCCGGGTGGCATGGGAAGTTACGGGAATGCTATCCAGACAACAGATTGGTATGCAAGTAATGACGCTCGTCAACCATTTCCAAAAGGCTCTACTAGATTGAATAAGAAACCCAAACCATTAAATAAGCGAAAGAAAAAATATGGAATGGGTTCTACCAGAAAACGTTAATTTAGATGACTATGTTGGTTTTGTATACAAAATTACTCATGTACCATCTGGAAAGTATTACATAGGTAAAAAATTCTTCTGGAAGATTTTAAAGCGACCACCACTCAAAGGCAAGAAGAATAAGCGGCATGAAAAGCAATCTTCAGATTGGAAAGAGTATTGGGGTTCTTCAGAAGAGCTTTTAAAAGACGTTCAAAAATTCGGCAAAAAAAACTTTAAGAGAGAAATACTTTTTATGGCTAAGTCTAAATGGGACTGTGCGTATGAAGAAGCAAGACTTCAAATGGAAAGCAGAGTTTTATTTGATCCAAATTGTTACAATGGAATTATAAATATTAGACTGAAAAAGTTTCTTAAGAAAACAGTTGAATAAGGATAAATCCCTGTTACAATCTCCTTGTGGATAAGAAAAAATATATAAAGAAGCTTAATCTTAATACAATTTCGTTGATTGATTTAAGGTTCTTATTGGAAGATAAAATTATTCCAGCAACAGTAAGTGATGTTGTTACGTTTTACGGTCAACTATTTTCGATAAACTACGAGCATCATAAACAGTTTTTTTACCATAACTTTATTAAGACAGTTTGTGAAATATACAATAAAGAAAAAACATTTTTTTCGTTTGTGTTTTATTATAACCCACAAGAACATGTAGAAGATGATGAAATTGTACAGCTTACAAACAAGCTCAATAAAACTTTGCCATTAGTGTTTTATAATGACAAAATACCATTTCAGTGCATTGATGATAAGTTTACTTCAGGAGAAATGCAGGAATTAAAAGAAAAGCTAAAGATTCAGATAGAAAAAAAGAATAAAAAAGACTTTTCATTTAGAGGTATAAAAACCTTTGCTAAAAATTATAGATTAACGTTTTTATCAGAAGAATACTTTAACGATCTGAAAGTAAAGCATGGTTTGTATAAATAATAGTATGAGTAAATTTGAGCAAACTCTCAACAAATACTACGGTCTTCTTGAGTATGCTTCTACTGGCACATTTGGCCAGTCTGGAAATACCGCTATAAATCCTAACACAAGCCCCATCAGACCAATGCCTGGTACAATGGATACTGGTGACATGGAGCAAGATATTGATAAGACTAAAATTAGAGCTGGTACACCTAGAGCCATTGCTAAATTGCAATTACAAGACAATGAAGGTGATATCAGAACAACAATTAACAAGCTAGCTGTTGGCAAGCCTCTAACACAATCAGAGCAAGAAATTGTTGCTAAAATTAAAGATTTAAATCAAATAAAGAAGACTGGTAATTTAAGTCCATTAAAACCAGAGGAAGACGAAGAAACTAATTTAGCAAAGACTGTAGTTAGTGACAATGTTGAAACTTTAAACAACCCAAATAGACCAAGAGTAAGCTATGCCCAAGCCTAATATTTCATCTTTTGATGCCACAGTAGTAAAATTCCTCTTACAAATTAACGAGCAAGGAGGCATGGGAAGTGGTGGTGGTACACCTATTCCATCTTCTCCACAAATCGGAGATGCTCCAGAAGGACCACAATCCTTAACTACTGGGGAAATGCCAATGCCACGAGATGCTACTACACCAATAGACGATGAAGTTGAAGATGAAGAAGATAAGACACCAACCCCAGAAGGTGTTATTTATCTAATCAATCTCATTAAGAAGGCCTTTTGGCTTGATCCTAATACAGTTGATATGAGTGGCTTCCAAACTAATTTGCTTACAAAGAAAGTAACTGCTAAAAATGCAGAAGAGATACTAGGTGTACTCAAAAAGATTATCGATGATGCTGGGTTGTTAGAAATACCTAGCGAAACTGATACAGATGAAACAAGAGACGAATAATGAAAAAATTTAGCGAGATAGTAGAAGCAGTAATAACTCATGCTGATTTGGCTAATAAACAAAAGAAAGATGCTGTATATTTTATTTTTGGAAGAATGCATCCCCCTACTGCTGGGCATGATTACTTAATTAAGCTAGCTAAAGAATTTGCAGATAAAAATAATGCTGACTTTTACGTATTCTTATCACCAAGTGAAAAGGGAGATAAGAACCCAGTTCCATACAAAGCGAGATTATCAGCCTTTAAAAATAATCCAACTTATGCAGATATTAACGTAGTTGAAAATGATAAAATAACTACACCTCAGCATGCTGCAGGCTACTTGCATAACGTCTTAAAATATCCAATTGTTGGAATTATTAGTGGTAGTGATCGTAAGGCTGATAACGAAGAAACATTTAAGACTCCAATGAGAGATGGTACTAAGGTACATGTAGTTGCTTTAGGTGGAGAAAGAGCAATGAAAGGGGATATTGACCCTACTGATGTATCAACAGTAAAGGGCTCTAAAGTAAGAGCCCTTGCTAAAGCTGGAGATTATAAGGCTTTTAAATCTTCTTTACCACCAAATACAAGTGAAGAGGATGCTAAAGCCTTGTTTGACATCCTCAACAAGGCTAAGTAGAAAGCTTCTTAAGTTCTTCTAGCTTAGCAGTTGGCTTACCCAAACCACCAATTGCAGTAAAGATACTCAAGCCAGCCTTGTTACCTTTGTAAATGCCTTGATGAACTGTTGAGTTATTCTTCAAGGTTCTAGTTAGTTGCTCAAAAGCCTGGTCAAGATATTCTTGCGGGATATTGTCGAGAGCGTTTGAATCCCCAACAACTACCGCAGCAGCGATGTTACCAGTACCAAGATCAATGCCACCAGACAAGATATTCTTCTTGAGATTATCTCTCATAGCCTTAGAAATCTCAGTTCCATCAGACCATTGAGTAACCTGGGTTGCTCCAAATACAATAATGCCACTATCAAGCACTGTCTTGTAATCCTTATTATCAAAAGAAGTATAGCTACTATTCTTTGTAATAATATTATTAAATAAATTGAATAGAGAGCAGATGCTGTTGTTAGAAGTATTCCAAAACTGGTTAATACTCAATCTTGGATAGATTGTATTAATCTTCTCATTATCAATAATTACCAATGGAGAAACAATTCCTTGGTCTACAAGCTCAAGAATCTCAGTTAAAGTCTTAAGAGCATTCTCAGCACACTTCTTACCTTCTGTGTTCTTTGGCAAGGCTAAAAATACTCCTACCTTGTCAGAAGTAGATTTAATTGAATCTTGATAGTCCTTGGCAATCTTAATTAGCTCGGTTGTTGTACCAGAACCAGTACCACCACCAGCACCAGCGCAAACAAAAATACGATCAAAGTTACTAGCGAAAGACTTTCTGAATAAATCAAGAACATCTTCTCTCTGTTCAATTAAAGCCTGCTTAGCAACTTCTCTATTCTTGCCTGCTCCAGAGTCACTACCAATCTTGAGCTTGTTTGGGACTTCAATTGTGGCCAAGTCTTGCTGGGCAGTATTAATTACACAAGTTCTCTTGTAACCAAGCTTGTGAAAGGTCTCAGCAATTCTTGAACCACCTTGACCAGCTCCTACAAAGCTAAACTTAAAACCAACTTGAATCTTGTCTTCAATGTCGGTATTAATTTCTTGACCAGGCATAGGAATATCTGGCAACTCCATATCGAAAGATGTATCATCACTCATAACTTTATTTATGATTTGGGTTTGAAGGCTTCCAGAAACAATTCAAAAGTAGACTTTTCTTTTTCAGGTAGAACACCAGTTGGAATATCTACTACATCTGCTTGTGGTGTACTTGTATCATAATCTCCATAAATTTTGTCACTTTCAAATTCAGTAAAATCGAATTTAACAACTGGAGCATCAACTACAGGTGAAACAATACCAGTAGTCTCTAGCTTATTTTTCTTGTGAATATCTTCTAGAATAATAGAACACAATTGCTGTGTTTCTGTATCTCTTTTGGCTCTTGACAAAAAGTCTTCTATCTCAGCTCTTGTAAAAATCCCTTCTAGCCTATCAATTGGATTTTTAATCTCACCCCAAATGTGGTGCACAAGATATTTTTCAGTTATCTTTGCACAGTCTCTAATAACAAAATAAGCCGACTTCTTGACAATAGTAACACCTGTATCGGGTTTACTAGCAGCGATTTTTGCTGGGGCAATAAGACCGGCTTGCTTTGACTGACTAACAGTTAAAATTTTATTTTCGAATGCTCCTGACATACAATATTATTTACTGCAGTCAGAGATAAAGACTACTCTTCAGCCATCTTAATGAAGTCGTAAAACTCTTTGCGAGTCTTCTCATCGTCATAGAAGTCTCCAGATAGCTTAGAAGTAACCATATAACAACCTTGATGTCTCACACCTCGATTACAAGCACAAGTATGCTGAGCCTTAACAACAACTGCAACACCCTTATTATGCTCACAGACTTCGTTAATAGCCTTATGAATCTGCATTGTCAACCCTTCTTGAATCTGAGGTCGACGACCATAAAACTCAACAATACGATTTAGCTTACTCAAGCCAATAACACGACCTTCAAGACTAGGAATATAAGCAACATGCACCAACCCAGTAAACGCCAAATGGTGATGGCTACACATACTAGTCAATGGAATGTTCGTCTGAGAAATAATTCCATCATACCCATCAGCAGGGAAAGAAGTAACCTTCGGAGGAGCCTCATAACATCCCGAGATCAAATCAAACACAAACGACTTTGCAACACGTCG